CCGATTATAGGGGTTGATGCTTTGCCCAACGTAAACAATCTCGTCTTGTTTAAACAGAATATAGATCGTAGCCCCTGTCATGTTCTTGTGAATACTCACGTTACATATTCCTGTCATGTTGCGAAGGTAAAGTGTGTGGTGAATGGAGGGATTGGCGGCATGAAAATCCTGTCTAACCTTTCCTTGCAGACAGGCTGCGGGGCCGCTCTTCATCCCCCCTCTTTCTGGTTGTACACCCTCTGGAGATAGGCAAATGAGAGCCTAATTGAGAGTGCTAGGAATAGGTCTGAGGTCACCACGCCCCTAACCATCCGTCCCACAGTTACCTTAACAACCGTTCAATCTCTTCAATCTCTTCGTTCCTTTGCTCTTGGGTCATCTCTGGCAACCCATGCTGCTTGTCTATGTAATCTTTATCCGCAAGGTTCTTAACCTTACGATCAATAGTCTTGTCTGTCCTGTACTTTATTTTGTACACCCAGTTCCTAGAACACCCCTCCCTTTCCGCTATCTTTATTGCTGGCTCCCCCGAAGATAAGGCTGACCGTATTCTCTCTGTTCTTGGGGAGTATCTGGTTGCCAGCTTAAGCTCTTCATATTCTTGTGCGTTTAAACGAGAAAGAAGATGCTCTCTAACGGGGGTGACCGACATTCCAAGAACGTCTGAAATTTTTTTAATAGACTTGCCCTCTCTTCTCATCTTGATAGCAGCATCACTCCAAGGTGGGTAATTCATTTAGTAATCCTCTGGTAGTAAAAGCGTTACGGTTTCATGTCCAGCGTCCATAATCATCCAGACATCATCGCCTTTAGGGTCTCTCGGATCTAATGGATACACACCCATGACCATCAACCCTTCTTGCAAAGACGTTTTATTTTGACGCACATCATCATCACAACTTTTCCCGAAGTCGCCTGAGTCAAATCGGTAAAATGTGTTTCTAATGTATGGCAGCGACAGCTCACCATGCTTGTTTTGTAATGCCTCTAAAGCAGAAGGAGTGACAGCTCCGACCTTCATATTCTTTAAAACATTCTTAAACCTGTCTGCCTTAAGCGTTGGCGGCTGAGATGGATTAGTCCATATATCCATAGAATGAACATTCCGATACGCATTAAAGTCTATTACCTCACCCATACTATTCTCCTAATAAATGTTGCGAAACACATTGTCTATCCTGTCTGCACTGGTCACGAAAATCTAACTCGTGAATATACAGATAACTTATTGCGCAAAGCGCAGTCAGCAGCCACCGCATAATGCGATTGGTTTGCTGTTTAAACAAACTTAACAGATCCATTTGGTGACCCCTTAAACCCTTCAAACTTTCTGGCTTGCTCGACCATGAATACTGGAACCATTGCAGCAAATCCAACCTCTTTGTCCTCAAGGTATCTAATCAAAACGAATACATCCCTTACATAATTGCCGCCTATCGTCCAGCGTCTTATGTTTGAGACTGCATCGCCGCCGTAAGATGGCCCATCTTTCCAGTTATGAATGTCTATCCTTACCTTCATGGGCGCTAACATTGTGTTCTTTTCCCCAGTTGCCAAGTCATACTGGTCTTCAAACTCTAGCTCCCATATAGCGTCAACCTTGTCGCCCCCTCCGTCTTGGGGTTTGCCGAATAACTCTTCGAGAACACGGTAGGAAATATGTAATTCCCCGATCATGTGTGAGCTGCCTGTCAATAAAATTGGTTTGCCGTTCACTACATTAGCCTGTAGATCTGGCGCAAAATTGTTGTCGTTCATGTCGTTTCCTCGCTGCGAATTGATTTAAATTGCTTGGGGTTCTTGTTTAAACCCCATACATGAATTGTTATTGTCCCTCCCTCTTGGTTGTTGAGTATGTCCATATCGGCATTGATTGCCCACTTATCTCCGAGCTGATGATTCAAAAAGAATTTCAGCTTCTTGGTTAAATCATCACCGTTCATTGAGCGTGCCATTCAATATATGCTTGAGGCGCACTGCCATCTGTATAGTTTGCGCCCAGTTATTGTCGTTACCCTCAGTCACAGAGCCGACATAGAATTCCAAGGCAAGAGCAAGCAGTCGCCGCTCCTCCTCTGTTATGCCTGTGATGTCGAATGTTTTCTTCTCCTGTACATTCATTGAGAGATCTCCTTCACCCGATTGTTGAAGGCATCTAAGATCATTTCTACCTGATACCCAAAGACAAACTTCTGAAAGTCAATATCCATTTCTGCCATGTCTACAGATGCATCTCTGCAAGACTGAACCGCTGACTGAAACACATAGAGTAATTCCTCTGGTCTGTTGACCTGATCGAAAGTGTCCCTAAGTGAATCAGTTAGAATTTCCTCTTGAATACCCTCGACCATATCAGTCATCCTGTTATTCATCCTGCTACTCCTTTCCGTTTAAACGATGTTGCATTGTTGCATCTGGCTCTGCCTTCTTGCGAGAGATTTGACGCATTGTGATTGTGTGAAAGTTCGTGACACTCCAAGCAAATTACCTGAAGGTTTTCTTTCTCGTTATTGGTGTGGTCACCATCGATGTGGTGAACCTCTAAACCCTTCGCGACCTTTACTTGATCGCATACCTCGCATTGCTTGCCGCGCTCTTTGAATAGATACTTGCGCAGCGTTCTTGATCGGTAGTCCGAACCCTTCCTGAATCGCAGCTTCCCAACGTACTCACCAGAACATTCTCGTGAGCAGAAGAAACCGTTCTTCTGAGAGTATCGGTATTGGAAAATCAGCCCGCAGTTTTTGCACTCTGATGTTCCCCAGAACTGGGGGTTTTTGTTTGCCATCCTTGTCTCCTGTTGCGAATAGGAACCCCAACAATAATTGGGCTGTTGAAATCTGTCAACGTTTATTTAGTTTACAATCTAATACCATTGCTTTTTGCCTCTGGTATTTGATGAGTTCGCCATAGCGTTGCGTTGCGCGTTATTAAAATGCGCCCTCGCGTTGACCTTTACTTGCTGTTTATTTCTGATCGGCTGGTATTTGCTCACGCCCTCCTCAACCTGCTCGATCTCGCCGCCCTCGGCCAAGAACTTTTGAACCTGATCCTCCAGCTCTTTGCTTTCGTCAGCCTTGTCTGCCGACCTAAACGGCGCGACTCCATTGGTTAGCGTAAGAGCTTCCCGGTGGAATCCGGGTCTCTTTTGTTTGTTTAAACGTGACATCATTCTTCCTCTTCGCCAAATACGTTATTCCATTCTTCAGGTGTCACCCCATTAATAATAAACTCCCGATCTTCTGGCGGTAGATCTGGCATAATATCTTGGATGTAACCTTCGCCTCGTATGTATTTTACATACTGAGCAGGGGTAATCGGAAGATCTTTTGTGCGTGTTTTGCCGCTGACTATTGATCGCCTTGTTACTTTCATGCGCTTCCCTTCTTAGTGGTTAAATAAAATGTGTACAGTATGAGCGCAACAAAGCTGGCTGATACTGCTATCAACATACACACCCCCATGATTCTGGATAGCGTGTCGCCTAGCTCGATGAATACAAAGCCTGTGTACCCCATGAATAGGTTGGCAAGTACCCAACTCGATAGGCCCAGCAGGTTATAGATTAAACTGGCAAGTTGTTTAAACGTCATCTTCATCTTCATCCCTCCCGACCAACTCAACGATAGATCCGAAATGTTTCTCGAATGTATCGAGCAGGTGATCGTAATCGCCTTCTTTCATTTCGTCCGTGATCGCCGTGGCATCCCAGCCAAGTTGCTTTGCAAAGTTCCTCGCGCATCCTAGCAGCGCAAAGGCATTACCGTCCGGGCCTGTTATGTCTATCTGTCTCATCGTGTTATCCTTGGGGGGACAAGCCCCCCTGTTGTTGCGAAAGGTTAAGCCAAGGGTACTCGGCTGAAGAAATGCTCTGGACTATCCCAGTGCCTGTCAGCCTCGGCCTTGTCAAGAAAGGCGTTCTGCCTACGAATTAGCGCAGTAATCATGCGCCTCTTCTTTGCGAGGGTTAGTCCGTTATCATCACGCACTGCGAAGATGATCTCGGTTATTGCCTCTCCGATCTGGTGATCGGCCCACGTTGATGGCGTTTCGCCATCGGTCATATCAGTAGTGAACATATCGTTCTCCTATGTTGCGGTTTACAATAGTGACACCACTGATACTGAGGTGTCAACTATTTATTTTGGTTATCGTTTTCTGCCTGACCAGACGCAAAGATTCTCTCCGCTTTCGCTTTGATATACCTTCGGGTTTGGGTTGCCCATTGCGGCCACAACATTGGTTGCATATAACTCAAGTGCTTTGTTGTAAACGCATCTCGAATACTCCCTCCAATTCTGACCACAAATTGCTGGCGGCGTTTCCATGCAGTCATAAAAGTATTGGGTTACATCGTCGCTTAATCGCTGTTTAAACATCACGTTATCTGGATTCATCGCGTTTTCAGTTATGAGCCAGCCACACTCGAATAGCTCCGCGACCATATGCGTGGTCAAGTGATGCGTTCCAGACTCGCTGCGCACGCCGCCGATAATCCATAATGGCACTTCGATACCTAGCGAATCGAGGCTAACGTTTGGTAGCTCCCAGAGTATCGAAACAATCTCCGCTGGGGTATGCTCTATGATTCTCTCGTATCCCAGAAAAGCGGCAACGTTCGCCGCTGCGTGTCTATCTGAGTATGGGAATTTGATTAGTGTTTTCATTTTGGTTTTTCCTATGTTGCGTTTTGTTTATGCGGCATCCGCTAGCTTGCTGGATGCCTCCCATTCTTTCTGAATTGTTTCTATTGCCTGTTCTTGTGTCTCGAATCCATCGTCGGAATACATTGGCCCGAGGTGCATAGCGTTTGCCTCTCTTAAATCATTCGGCATTTCGCTAGGCGCTCCGTATCCGGGAATGTAGTTATCGAAAGTGCATTCCATGACTCGGAATTTGCAGCGCCGTAGCATTGATGGGTGTGCCATTGTAAAGGCAATTCGATCTAAATCTAACAGCTCATCCGATTCCTTCGCGGTTACTGTATAGATCAATCTATCATAGGTTTCTTCGCCTACTCTCGCGCCTGAAAAAAGATTTGAGCAATAGCACACCAATTTAACCCGCTTCCCGGATTGCTCTATCTGATCTATGAGCGCCACAATCGCCGCTCCGCGCCTAATAATCGCTTCACTTGATACCACATGGCTAGCGCCGAAACTCGCGTATATGGTCACGATAGGCTGCTTAGAATTGGTTCCTGAGTCATGCAGCGTCATCATATTGGATGGCACGCCCGCCGCCGCCGCTGGTACGTTTGGAATCGCTCCCGCTGGCGCGTAGTTCCATTGGGGTTTATCGATTGGTTGTGTCCTAGCGAATGCGTATTCCGCTGAGCTAGCTAGATCGCTTCGCCCTTCATCCCATCCATTAACCGCCAGCTCGATTGCCTCATCAAAACTATTTGAGCCAGTAAATGCAAAGTCATCATCTATGGATGCATCCATTTTGTTATCCTTCATTTTTGCAGTTCGCATAAACTCGATAAACTCTGGATATGATTGATTAATTGTTAGTGTATTATTTTCCATGTTTAAACGTCCTATTAAGCTGCTAATGCGCGGGTTGCGTTTCGTACCTGTTCGCTGGCTTCGATCTTTTCAATATCGGTATCGTTAAAACCCTTATTGAAAATGACGTATGCTTTAACCTTCTCTAAACTCATACCCGCCGCTAGCAATTTAGCGCCCTTGATGCTCGCGCGTTGGCTAACGATATGCCTCATCTTGTGTTCGATTGCCGCTGCTCTAATCGCTTGGACGTAGTTAACCCATGCATCATTACCCGCTAGCGCCAGCTCTAGCTCTTCATCATAGTCCATTGGGATATTGATATAGCGGTCTAATGTCGCGCCGTCCATTGGGTTACGCCCGACGTATTGAGCATTCGCGCCATGCCCTACAGTGTTACCTGTCGCGATTACTACGAAGTCTGGATGCTTTTCTACCATGCCGCATGGGAAGCTTGCTACGTCGTTAGCTAACATAGCGTTTAAACAGAGAAGTGCATTGGGGTTAGATGCGTCCATCTCATCAAATAAAACTAAACCGCCATTCTTGAAAGCCTTATAGAGCATCGTTTCGACGTAATTACCATGCGCGTCTATGAAACCCTCGAATTTATGCTCCATAGAGATAGCGCCGTATTCGTAGAATGGGAGGTCTAAAGCTTTAGCTACTTGCTCCGCTATGTAGGTTTTGCCGCTTCCCGCTGGGCCAACTAAGAAAACATTCTCTCGCAGCGCCGCGCTCATGAGCACATCTTCAAATACGGGATGCCTGTAACCAGTGCCTAGGTTTTTAACAGTGCCATCAATGTTTATGGTTAGTTCGGTTTTAACTGTTTTGCCGACCATATCTTTCAGCTCGTTTAGCTGGTTTTGCATCCCCTCCATAACGCGCGTTTGTACGCTCAATAGATCGCTTTCGGATACGTTAACGACGTTTGCGCTAGCGTCCGGACCTTGCAGCCACAAACGAATTAATGCCTCTGTATCCATTGAGGGCGCTCTCTTATAGAGAACAGCCAGTTTGCGGAGCGCCGCCATCTCCGCGACCGTTGGCTCCGCGCCCGCTTGAATATGCTTAAGAGCTAGATCCATATAAATAAGATTTTGCTCGGATAAATTGTTAGAATGGTTGTAGTTCATTTCGATAATTCCTATTTGGTTATTGAGTGATTAAAGTGCCACGTTTCTCACAAACGGGACATGGTGCGCTAGGCCCGATCTTGGCTAGCTGGGTTGCGGATGCTCTAGCAGTGAAACCGCAATGAGTGCATTCAAGCTTTAGATTGCGTGTGGTTTGTTTTTTCCTAAGCTGGGGGTCAACTTTAGAATGGGGATAGCTACCGAGAATATCGGCAATCTCTTTAAACTTAGATTCCAACGCCGGGGTTATTGAGTTGGTAAGCTTGGTTAGATCCACTACAGTAAGCGGGCCAATGTATCCAATAGCGCGAGCTACTCTAGCGAAGTCTCCGCGATGCCCACACTCCACACCTACGAAACCATGAATCATTTCATGAGCTGTAGTAGCTAATACTTCCATTGGGTTATCTAGTAGAGGGTTAATCACTATTTCAGTGAATCCCCCCTCTGACACGATAGGGTCAAAAGCTTGTCCCAGTGTTACAGCCTTCCCGCTGCGAGAACCTCTGTATGCCATAGGGAAGGAACAACTAATCTTTATTTTCTTAGTCTCCCATTCGCTAGGATCTATTTGTGCGGTAGTAAAAACGTCATGGTGCATTAGTACCATTGCCGCTTCTAACCATTCTTCGCGTGTCTTGTGTGTGATGTTATCCATCGTTTCAGTCTCCATTTGTTGCGTGTTTTCTCGAAAGAATTTGGATAATGCCTATCGTTTAAACAAATGTAAACCTTTTGATATTAAATTAGTTGAATTAAATTAGTGGCTGTTTAAATGAGCGCCTAGGTAATGCCGCACCAACACACTACAGTTAAGGAAAGATTATTCGCTAGATATGTAGCCGAAGGTTACACGCAATCTGAAAGTGTTAGGCGTGCGGGTTATCAAGGTAATCCGAATAAGCTAGGTAGTAAGCTGGTACAAAGGAAGGACGTTATGCAATTAATAGAACAGAGGGCTAAAGAATTGGAGGATGAAAGGGCGTTAACACTAGATGATCACCTAACTGCGCTCGCAACGTTGCGTGATGACGCTAAAGACGCGGGCCAATATAGCGCGGCAATCCAAGCGGAGCATCACAGAGGCAAAGCTGCGCGTCTATATGTAGAGCAATCGCACGTGATAGAGCAATCGATCGATACTCCCGCTGATATACTCGCGCGTTTAAACAATCTGCTAGACGATAAAAGCGCCGACAGTATCTAGGCCCATTCGCGCGGGCCTTTTATGCGACCCCCCGCCCGCTGCGCTGCGCGTAGGAGTCCCGCACATACATATATATACAAATTCTGACACTTGAACACCTCAATTTTACAAACCCCCACCCCTTTAAAACGGTTTAAACGTTTACATTACGCACACCCTAAAATTTTATAAAAATTAAAAACCATTTCTGTTTACTTTATAAACGTTTACAGCTTGGTTGTTACTAATACTTGTTTATAATGGTTGGCAGCCAAGGGGTGAGGCTCATCCTTTCGGAATAAGTCTGGCCCACTTATGGCTACAACGGGCTTTTGAAAGAGGGGCCGGAGAGCCTAGGGGGACTCTCCAGCCAATTCGGGTTGTGTTAGACCCGATAGGAAGGGACTGTCTTGCTTTGCTAGACGTTATCTATACTATACGGCAATACATGGATACACAAGAACAGTTTAAACAGCTTAAAGATAAGCTGACTCCTGAGAAGTTGATGTCCCTTGATGCTTCAACCCGTAAACAAGTGCTTGCTTTGATGAATGATCTTGAAGTATCTGTCACTAGGGAGAAAGGTCAGGAGTCGTTCTTGGACTTCTGTGCCTCTGTATGGCCCGCTTTCATAGAGGGGCATCATCATAGGAAGATGGCTGAAGCGTTTGAGAGAGTCGCTTCTGGTGAGCTTAAGAGGCTAATTATTAATATGCCTCCTCGTATGGGTAAGAGTCAGTTGACTTCTTGGTTGTTGCCAGCGTGGATAATGGGGAAGGCTCCCGATAAGAAAATCATTATGGCATCCCACACCGCCGAGCTTGCTGTTAGGTTTGGTCGTATGGTTCGTAACCTGATTGGTAGTGAGGAGTACGAGAACGTATTCCCGGATGTTTCACTCACCGCTGACTCTAAAGCTGCTGGTCGCTTTGATGTATCAGGTGGAGGAGAGTATTTCTCCGTGGGTGTAGGTGGCGCAGTCACAGGTCGTGGTGCGGATCTACTCGTCATTGACGATCCCCATTCTGAACAACAAGGTCAGCAAGCTGATCCTAAAGTCTTTGATAGCACCTATGAGTGGTTTAGCTCTGGCCCTCGCCAGCGTTTACAACCCGGAGGTGCAATCATAATCGTTATGACTCGTTGGAGTCAGAAAGATCTTTGCGGTCAGATACTGCGTGATTCTATCACAAGAGAAGGGATGGATGAATGGGAAGTTATCGAATTACCGGCAATACTTCCTTCAGGTAGATCGCTATGGCCTGACTACTGGCCTGTCGAAGAATTAGAAAAGCTAAAGGCTGAATTGCCTGTTGCTAAGTGGGAAGCTCAGTACCAACAGAAACCTACCTCAGAAGAGTCGGCAATCATTAAAAGGGATTGGTGGCAGCTCTGGGAGGAAAGCCATCCGCCTTATGTGTCGTTTGTTATTCAGTCGTGGGATACAGCGTTTATGAAACATGAACGAGCTGACTACTCAGCCTGTACCACATGGGGAGTCTTTTATGCCGATAACGATGAAGGGCAATCTGCTCCCAACATTATCCTGCTTGATGCCTTGCAAGAACGATTAGAGTTTCCTGAGTTAAAGCAACGTGCCTTTGATATGTACAAGGAATGGCAACCCGATGCGTTTATCGTGGAAGCCAAGGCAGCAGGTGCGCCATTGATCTATGAGCTGCGCTCTATGGGTATACCCGTTACTGAGTACACCCCTTCTCGTGGCAATGATAAAATATCACGGGTTAACGCCATCGCAGACTTTTTTGCATCAGGTATTGTTTGGGCACCCAAGAAACGCTGGGCAGAGGAAGTGGTTGAGCAGTTTGCTTCGTTTCCTGTAGGTGACCATGATGACTTGGTTGACTCATCGACACAGGCATTACTTCGATTTAGGCAGGGAGGATTCATTGCGCTTGACCATGACGAGCAACAAATTGATGATGTCAAGAGGATTGCTAACTATTACTAAGGCGTTTAAACTCTGTAAAACACGAGGTTATTTATGGCCGTAGATAAACCGATTGATTCGTTACAGATCGCGGATATACAAAGTCGTTTGGCAGAAGCGCCCGATCTCGTTGTCGAAATAGAAAACCCCGATTCCGTTTCTATGGAAACTGAAGATGGCGGTGTCATCATTGATTTTGATCCTGATGCAGATGAGCTGCCTGTTGAGTTTGACTCCAACCTTGCTGAATACATTGATGAAGTGCAGCTTGATGCGATTGCCTCTGAGCTAATCTCTGCGTATGAAGATGACAAAGCTTCCCGAAGAGAATGGGAAGAAACCTATATGGAAGGATTGGATCTTCTTGGGTTAAAGATTGAGGATCGTACAGAACCGTGGCCCGGAGCTTGCGGCGTACATCACCCACTACTAGCCGAATCAGTTATTCGTTTTCAATCACAGGCAATCTCTGAAATATTTCCTGCTGCTGGCCCAGCTCGTACCAAGATCGTTGGCGAGGTTACTGACGAGGTTCAAAAGCAAGCTGGTCGCATACAGAACTACATGAACTACCTGATTGTAGAAAAGATGTCAGAGTATCGTAGCGAAACAGAAAGGATGTTGTTTTCGTTACCCTTGGCAGGTAGTGCGTTTAAGAAAGTTTATTATGACCCTAACATGGGTAGGCCGTGTGCAATGTTTGTCCCGGCTGAAGACATGGTGGTTTATAACGGAGCAACCGATTTAAAAACCACAACACGCATGACTCATGTGATGCGTAAGACAAGCAATGAGATTCGTAAACTACAGGTTAGCGGCCTGTATCGTGATGTGGAATTAAATTCACCTGACAATGAAATAGATCCAATCAAGAGTAAGTATGGTGAGATTACTGGCGAAACCGTAGGCTCTGGCATAGGCAGTGGGTATCTATCTGGTGAAAGCGTTCATACCTTGCTGGAAGTTCAGGTCGAGTTGGATCTTGAAGAATTCCCAGATGAACAGGATGGAGAGGCAACAGGCATTGCGGTTCCTTATGTCGTTACTATCGACAAAGGCTCGTCTACCATATTGTCGATAAGAAGAAACTATTATGAAGATGATCCACATAAAATGCGTAGAGATCATTTTGTGCATTATGAATATATCCCCGGTCTTGGCTTTTATGGTCTAGGGCTGGTTCATTTAATTGGCGGTCTCGTTAAATCAGCCACATCTATACTACGGCAGTTGGTAGATGCAGGAACCTTGTCTAACCTTCCGGGCGGGCTTAAGGCAAGAGGCATGAGAATTAAAGCTGACGATACGCCAATAATGCCCGGCGAATTTAGGGATGTAGATGTCCCCGGCGGCACGATTAAAGAGAACATATCGTTCCTGCCTTACAAAGAACCAAGCGGCACGCTATACCAGCTCCTTAATACAATCACTGAAGAGTCCAGACGATTCGCATCTATGGCAGATATTAAAGCTGCGGATATGTCTAATCAGGCTCCAGTGGGTACAACGCTTGCATTAATTGAACGCAACATGAAAGTTATGTCGGCAATACAAGCCAGACTTCATGCGGCAATGAAAGATGAATTAAAACTATTAGTCACGATTATTGAAGACTTCGGCCCTACGGAATATCCGTACCAGCCGTATGGTGAGCGTGATGATATTACTAAAGACTTTGATGGTCGTGTTGATGTAATACCTGTATCTAATCCTAATGCAGCAACAATGTCGCAAAGGATTATGCAGTATCAGTCAGCCCTCCAGTTATCTCAACAGGCTCCGCAACTATACGATCTCCCCGTGTTGCACCGTCAGATGCTGGAGGCGCTGGGCATAAGAGATCCTGAGAATATAGTACCTGACAAAGATGATCTGGAACCAAAAGATCCAGTGACAGAAAATATGGACTTGATCAATGGAGAGCCTATGAAGGCGTTCTCTTATCAGGATCATCAGGCCCACATACAAACGCATATGTCTATGATGCAAGATCCAAAGCTGTTAGAGCTGCTTGGTCAAGCACCAAATCAAGAGGCGCTGCAAGCACAGATGTCTGCGCACATCGCAGAGCATTTAGCATTTCAGTACAGGCAAGAAATACAAAGAGAGCTTGGCATGGAGCTTCCTCCAGAGGACATGGAGCTACCGCCAGAGGTCGAGGCAAAACTTGCATCATTGGTTGCAGAAGCAGCAGCTCAGTTGTTACAGAAAGATCAGATGGAAGTTCAGCAGCAACAGGCAGCAGAGCAAGCAGCCGATCCGATCTTGCAGCTTAAGCAGAAAGAACTTGAGATTAGCGAGCAGTCAGCGATTGCCAAGGCGCAGAACGAAGCAGAACGTACTGCTAATGAGCAACGCAAGATTGAAGCAGATATGCGTAAAGCAGAAATGCGTGATGAGATTGAAAGACGCAAGCTAGATGCTAATGAAAAACTTACTGGCGTTAGGGTTGCCGCAGATGCGGTGGAGTCTGCGCTAGATCGAATGGCAAATGAGCAAGAGCTTAGTGAGCAACAAAGAACTAAAGGCGTTGAAATAGGCGCTCGTATTGCTGATTCATTGCTTCGTAATACTATGGATGAGGAAAAATTATCTGCTGAAGAAAGAAAAGCGGGCGCACAGATTGGCATGAAGATAGCTGAACAGATTACTAACCCTAATAAGCCGACAAGATAATGGCAGATTTTGTTGACCCGCAGTTTATAGATTTGATATTGTCGCGTTTAAACGAGGCAGAAGGTCACCTAAAGGAAACCTTGATTACAGGGAGTATTGAGTCAATGGAACAATACAAAGTAGTAAGGGGGCAGATCGAAGGATTACAGATGGCTAAACGTGAGATCACGGAAGTCAGCGAAAAAATGTTTACTGAAATTTAGTACCACAGGGTACGAAGGTTAACCGCTTCCTTTTAAGCGGTATATTAAGGGTAAACGAAATGGACGTAGTAGCAGAAACTACAATACAAGCGGTGGAACAAGCGTCTGATGCAGAGAAGGCGAAACAACTACCAGAACCATCAGGGTATCATATTTTAATTGGTATACCTGAAAGCGAAGAGAAAACGGATGGTGGGATACTTAAGGCAAGACAAACTATCGAAATCGAGGAAACAGCCACGATTGTTGGGTTTGTTCTTAAGTTGGGGCCAGACTGTTATCAGGATAAAAAGCGATTTCCTAGCGGGCCTTGGTGCAAAGAGGGCGACTTTATAATTATGCGTGCATACAGTGGGACAAGGATCAGTATACATGGCAAAGAGTTTAGGCTCATTAATGATGACACAGTGGAAGCTGTTGTCGAAGATCCAAGGGGGATAAGTCGTGTCTGAACCAGCATTCCCTGAACCACAAGAAACTCAAGCGGAACTAGATCTTAATCCTCAAGAGATTGAGGATATAGAAGTTGAGATTGTTGATGATCGACCCATAGAAGATCAAAAAGAGATAAGACCTCAAGCAGAGCCTTTCCGTCTTGATGAAGAAATAGATAATATGGACGAAGACGTTAAGAAAAGAACGAATCGTCTTAAATACGAATATCATCAGCAGCGCAGGGAGAAAGAAGAAGCCCAGCGTATGCGTGATGAAGCTATTCAATTTGCTCAACAACAAAAGCAGCAGAACGATCATCTTCAAGGATTGGTTGGAAGAAGCGAGCAAGCGTTGTTACAAAGCGTTCAGACTCGCACAGAGGCTGAGTTAGAGGCAGCAAAGCAAGCATACAAGAAGGCCCATGAAGAGGGCGATACGGATGCAATGGTTGCCGCGCAAGAGCAGTTGTCAAAAATACAGGCAGATAGAACGTATATACAAAACTATCAGCCTCAAATGAATCCAGAGCCGAGTGTACCTGAACAGCAGATACCTCAACAACAAACGGCGACAGCGCCGCAACAGCAACCTATGGACCCGAATTTGGTTTCGTGGTTGCAAAAAAACCCTTGGTTTGGAGCGCCCGGAAACGAAGCTTTAACAGGCTTTGCCTACGGTTTGGACGAAATGTTAAGTAACCGTGGCGTAGTAAGAAACTCACCAGAGTATTTTTCTGCGATTGATAAGACGCTTCGAGAAAGTTTTCCAAGAGCATTTGGTGTTGAACAAGAGCAGTCTGAAACAGCACAACGAAAAACTTCTGCGGTTGTTGCTCCCGCTGGAAGAGCGGGCAAGAAGTCTCGAAAAGTTAGGCTAAACGAAACGCAAGTTAGATTGGCAAAGCGATTAGGGATTACTAACGAACAATATGCAGCACAGTTGAATAAGGAGAATGTTTGATGGAAGAAGATGTTTTAGTCGGAGAGGAATCTCAAGACAGAAAGCCAAGGGATTTAGAGTCGCGCAATAATACAGCGCGAGAACAACAGTGGTCACCTCCACCTATATTGCCAGACCCAACACCTCAACCCGGATGGGTGTTTCGGTATATCCGAACCTCTATGACGGGGCAAAGCGATGCGACTAATGTGTCACAGCGTTTTAGAGAAGGTTGGGAGCCTTGCAAGATAGAAGACCATCCAGAGTTGGAAATCATTCCAGACCATGATTCACGATTCCCCGGATGTGTCGAGATCGGAGGATTACTATTGTGTAAAGCTCCAAATGAAGTTGCGGAAGCTCGTCAGCGTTATTACGAGAATGTAGCTGCTCAACAAATGCAGAGTGTTGATAATTCGTACATGAAAGAAAACGATCCAAGGATGCCTTTATTAAAGCCTGATCGTAAAACTCGTGTCACGTTTGGGCGTGGTTCTTAGGAATCACATATATTTGTTTAGACGAGGTAACACATAATGGCTACTACAGCAGCCCCATCGGGTGCAAGACCTGTCAATACTACGAGCGCTAGTGGCTCGTTTAATGGCAAGGTTCAGCACATTAAGATAGCTAGTGGTTATGCTACTGGCATATTTTATGGCGATTTTGTTAAGTTAGTTTCTGCTGGTACTGTTGAAAAGGATACTGGCACAACATCTTTAACTCCAATCGGTATATTCTTGGGATGTAAATACACAGACCCAAGCACAAATCAAATGACTTTTAATCAACAGTGGCCCGCTTCAACGGTTGCTAGCGATGCAGAGGCATATGTTATTACTGACCCCAACGTTGTATTTTTAATGCAAAGTGATGCAGCAATTGCTCAAACAGCTATTGGCGCAAACTTTGCTGTTGTACAAACAGCGGGATCAACATCTATTGGTCGAAGCAAAAATGCAGTAGACGGAAGCACCGTAGCAACTACTAACACGCTACCGCTAAGAATCTACGATTTTTGGACAGGGCCAAATAGCGCAATCAATGACACCTATACAGATGTCATTATGAAGTTCAATGTTGGTCACCAGTACGTTAATACTACTGGCGTTTAAAGGAGATTAAAGAATGGCTATTTCAAGAGCGCAAATGCTTAAGGAACTCCTGCCGGGACTTAATGCCCTTTTTGGCTTGGAGTACAATAAGTATGAAGACGAACACGCAGAAATTTATGAGACTGAATCTTCAGATCGTTCTTTCGAGGAAGAGGTTAAGTTGAGTGGATTTGCTGCGGCCCCAGTTAAGGACGAAGGTTCAGCTATCAGCTATGATACTGCGCAAGAGTCTTTTACTGCTAGGTATAACCACGAGACAGTTGCGATGGGTTTCGCAATTACAGAAGAAGCTATGGAGGACAACCTCTATGACTCACTGTCTGCTCGTTATACCAAGGCATTGGCAAGAGCTATGGCTTACACTAAGCAAGTCAAAGCTGCTAATCCTCTTAACAACGGTTTCACTAATTCATTTCAGTCTGGTGATGGGGTAAACCTATTCACTGCATCTGGTGATGGTGTTACTGGTGGTGACGGTCACCCAACAGTTGACGGTGGTAAGAACGATAATCGTCCTGCTACTGGAACTGATTTGAATGAAACGTCACTTGAAGCAGCGGTTATCCAGATTGCTGGATGGACTGATGAGCGTGGTCTATTGATCGCAGCTCGTCCTAGAAAGTTGATTGTTCCACCTAACAATATGTTTGTGGCAACTCGTATTCTACAGTCAGAGGGAAGACCTGCGACTGCGGATAACGACATCAACGCAATCCGTACTAACGGTACAATTCCAGAAGGTTATTCTGTCAATCACTATTTGACAGACACTAACTCATGGTATCTGATTACAGACGTACCTAACGGTATGAAGCACTTTGAACGTGCTGCTTTGGAAAATTCGATGGACGGTGATTTCGATACAGGTAATGTTCGATACAAGGCGCGAGAGCGTTATAGTTTCGGCGTATCTGACCCATTGGGAATCTTTGGATCACCCGGATCGTCTTAAAAATATGGGGGGAGCTTGTCTCCCCCTTGTTACCTGACTGTTGTATAATCAGCAGACACTAGCCAAGACAGGAGACAATACATGGCTAATACTACTTTTACAGGTGCTGTAAGATCTGAAAGCACCTTCAAAACCGTAAGCAAAAACACTAGCACTGGTGCTATTACTGAAATTGCAACTCTTGGTGACGGGCCTGTTAGCCTTTCCGATGGAGACGTAACCCTTACTAACGCAACTCATAGCGGCAGAATTCTGTTTGTTCCAGATGGCGGTCAAGATAATACTTATACATTGCCAGCTCCAATTGCCGGATCTGTGTTTAGATTTGTTTATGCTGGCGGCGCTGCCGATGCTACTGACGCTCTTATTGTTACTCCCGGCAATAGCAATTTTTATATTGGCGGTGTGACCTTATTGGATACAGATGGTGACTCAATCAGCAGTGTTTTTTCTAATGGAAGTTCAAACAGCAGTATTCAATTAAATGTTCCTGCTGGATTTGATGTGACTATAGTTGGTTTAAATACCACCAATTATCAAATCTTTGGAAATGTTACGAGTACCACTGCACCTGCATTTGCTGACCAGTAATAGGAGGCATTTATGGCTGACGCAGTATCAACTCAAACTATTCAAGATGGCCCTAAGACAGCCATTTTTAAGTTTAACAATGTCAGTGATGGAACGGGTGAAAGTGCAGTAACTAAAATAGATGTTTCTGCGCTAACGCCAAGTATTACGGGTGCATCTTGCTCGTCTGTTGTTATACAAAAAATCTATTATCAAACCATTGGTATGGGTGTAAAGATATTATTTGACGCTACTACTGATGACCTTGCGTGGCAATTAGCTGCGGATTGGACTGATACGTTAGACTTTTCAGATTTTGGATTACCAGATCCATTATCCTCTGGAACTACAGGCGATGTGAAGTTTACTACGACAGGTCACTCTAGTGGTGATGTTTATGTTGTTGTAATGCAAGTTGCGAAAAGGTTTGGATAATGCTTAGTGAATTTGATGAAAAGATGGTCTCGGTTTTGTTTTGTCTTACTGATCCTTCCGATCCTTGCAATATAGTTATATCGCTGGATCAGGATGTAGATGTAGTAATACTAGAAACTAAAAGTGTTATACCTGTAGCGCACAAAATGTCGCTAGAGCAATTCCTTAATATGCCAGACCAAACAATTAAACAACTAGGTAAGGAGCTGCAAAGCTCTTTAAAAAAGGTGATTTAATGGCTGAAAGCAAAATAACTAAGGTTATGAAGGAGTTTAAATCTGGAGACTTAAAAACAGGCTCTGGCAAAAAAGTTACTAGCCCGAAGCAAGCTATGGCAATTGCTATTTCTGAACAGAAAGAAGCAAAGAAAATGGCAGAGGGCGGGATAATTCCTGAACCTAAAACTGTTGCTCGTGGAAGCGGCGCAGCTCGAACTCAATACTTTAGGAAGAATGGATAATGGCGACAAGTGACGAAGAGGTAATGAAGAAAATATCTGAGGAAATGTCTCAGTATTATAATAAAAATTTTGCCAAGTTTGGGCCTATGGGAAAAATGGCTTCCGATAGTAATGCTGTAAAAGAAGATGCAGCAAGAGAAGGTACTGTTTTTGGCACTAAAGCAGGTGTTCTTGGATCTGGAATGGGATCTATTGCGGGGATGGGACAAGCTGCTGCACAAGCTGCGGCTGCGCAAGAAGACGCTATAGCTCTGGGTGCGGGAAATCGTCAAATGTCAGAAGCAGCAAGGCGGCAAGCTGTAATGGCGGAGCTTAATAAGCCTAGACCTGCTGGTATGGGCATGGGCAGGGGTATGCAAGGCATGAAAGGCGGCGGAAAGGTTTCTAAGTCAGGGCGATCATATCGCGGTTATGGCAAAGCTCGAATACCTAGCTAACAGAACTAATAGTATACGGGAATATACTATTCGTAAGGAGATCAGGGAGTGGTCTTTTAATTGGCTAGAGGAGCCTGATGATCGTTATAACGGTATGTCCCCATGCCCGTATGCAAGACGCGCATGGAATGATGACAAGGTTTTTATAACGTTTAAACACCTTAAGAGTTATTGGCCTGTGTTTGATGTTTTAGAAAACTTCAATGATGACAAGGACTTAACTATTATTGCAGATACGCAGTATGAAGAAGAGCCTGAAGAGTTTCATCAAAGATTAGTTGGTATTAATCACGGAATAGCTAATGGTGCATTTGGTGATAAAAATCTTTGGGTAATGGGTTTTCATCCAGATGATGAAGAGCATGAAGGAATGCTTGATTATGAAGACGATGCTCCTATTGAGTATGACACAAGCAGTCTTTTAATCCCGCCAGATGAAGAAGAAATATATGCAATGATATTTATCCAAAGGCTTGATAAGTTGCAGGAAGCTGCTTACAAGTTAAAACCTACTGGATATTATGAAGCTATGTTTAAAGATTCAGAGCCATCTCATATCTTTGAATTAAGAGAACAGTTTTATAAACAACTTAAGGAAAATTAAGATGCCCGGAAAGAAGCCAATGAAGAAAGTTGGAGTGAATAAGAAGAAGCGGCCCAAGGCTATGCGGGGCGGCAGAATGGTTGGCAAGCCAATGAAAAAGGTTGGGGTCAACAAGAAGAAACGACCCAAGAAGTAATTCGGAGGAATTATGGCTGACAAACTAAAGGTAGTTGAAAATGGCTACAGCTTGCTTACAGGAGACCCTGTATATCAAATTGCAAATGCTGAAGACGAAGTTGTAGATGTTGGGCCTTATACAAAGAAGGAAGCAGATGCAGCGCTAAAGGCATTGGCTCCTAAAAAAGCAGAACCTAAAAAAGAACCTGCTGCTAAAAAAGCTCCAGCTAAAAAAGCTTCAGCTAAAAAAACTGCGAAGAAGTAAAGTATGGCTACTAGCGGAACCTACACATTTAATTTAGATCTTGGAGATATAGTCGAAGAGTCGTTTGAGCGTGCTGGGTTAGAAGCAAAGAGTGGTTATGACTATAGAACTGCTAGGCGCAGCTTGGATTTATTATTTTTAGAATGGCAAAACAGAGGGTTAAACCTTTGGACTATTCAAGAAGGATCTCAAGCGATAACGTCTGGTACAGCTCGATATACCTTTAGCGGCGATGTTTTAGATATTGTTGAAGCGTTTATACGCACAGACTCAGGCGACACTAGTAAGCAGACAGACCAAATGCTTACAAGAATATCTGTTAGTCAGTTTGCGCATTTAACAAATAAGCTGTCATCTTCCAAACCATTACAGTATTGGTTAGAAAAAGATCCAGCAGCTATATCTATAAATCTTTGGCCTGTGCCTGATTCAAATCAAACGTATACGTTAATTTATTATTATCTTCAAAGAGTCGAGGATACTGGTAGTCCGGCAACTAACAATGTTGATATACCTGCTAGGTATTTGCCTTGTATGGTTGCTGGTCTTGCGTATCAAATAAGTCTTAAAAAGCCAGAGGTTGCAGACAGAATACCTGTGTTAAAGCAAGTGTATGAAGAGCAATGGTCATTGGCTGCTGATGCGGATCGTGATAAGTCATCTCTGTTTTTTACACCCGGAGGGTATAGAACAGTATGAGTATATACGCTAGCGGTAAATATGCTTTTGGATATTGCGATATTACAGGCTTTAGATACAAGCTGAGTGATTTGGTTCCTCTAGTAAGGGATGGCAGAGATACTGGGCTTCGTGTTGGATATGATCAGCTTGATGTTGATAACCCGCAATACGAGCTTGGTCGCATGAGTATTTCAGATCCTCAAGCGTTAAGAAACCCAAGACCTCCTAAAGCATTGGCTGATTCAAGAAAAATGTTTGCGTTTGATCCTGTTGGTGGTGGCATAACTGAGCTAGGTAGCAGAACAGTTGGCTTAGATATACACGCTAAAGTTGGCAAAGTAACAGTGAGTACATCCTAATGGCTTGGACATATACTACATTAACTCAGGCAATCAAGGACTATACAGAAAATACTGAGACAACCTTTAGCAATAACATTGCACGTTTTATTGTTTCAGCAGAAGAAACAATACTTAGAACAGTACAGCTTCCTAACTTTAGAAAGAATGTAACGGGTACGTTGACAGCTAGCAGCCCTTATTTATCTACGCCATCAGACTTTTTGTTTCCTTATTCATTAGCAATTGATAACTCTGGCTATGAGTATTTAATATTTAAAGATGTTAATTATATGAGAGAGCTGTATCCAGTTGCTGCAACTACTGGTGTTCCTAAATACTACGCATTGTTTGATGACACAACGTTTATAGTTGGGCCTACGCCCGGATCAAACTACACAGCAGAGCTTCATTATTTTTATGAGCCTACTTCAATTACTACGTCTGGAGATGGAACAAGCTGGCTAGGAGATAATGCTGATAATGCGTTGTTGTATGGCTCTTTGGTTCAGGCTTATATATTTATGAAAGGCGAGCCAGATGTTGTTCAGCTTTATCAAAAGCAATTTGATGTTGCGTTAGGACAATTAAAATTAGAAGCAGATGGTTATGATCGAACAGATGCCTATCGAACAGGGCAAATTAAAATGAGGACTAGCTGATGTTTACTATGGATGTTGGAATGTCAGCGGGCAGCGTAAGCGTAGAAACTACAGAGCATAGAGGTTTTACTCCTGAAGAAATTGCAAAACGAGCTTGCGAAAAAATTATTAGTATATCTGAAGGAACCGACCCAGTATTAAAGGCGCAAGCAGAAGCGTTTAAACAGCGTATGTATTATGTCATAGTACAGGCGTGCCAAGATGCAATATTAAGCAATCAAACAACGTTGCATAATATGCTAAGTAAACAAGGCCATGAAGATATGGCTGATATTATAAGGAGATTATAAATTGGCTATTACTCAAGCTGTAACAACCTCGTTTAAGTCCGAGCTGTTACAAGGAATACATAACTTTCATAATGGCTCTGGTGGCGGTACTACAACTACCACAGGTACAGGCAATACATTTAAGATTGCTTTGTTTACCAGCGATGCAACTATGTCAGCATCTACTACTGCTTACGCAACAACTAACGAAGTATCTGCTACAGGCACAGGTTATACGGCTGGCGGTAATACGCTAACCAATGTAGATCCGACCACATCAGGAACTACGGCGCTTACAGATTTTGCTGATACTACTTGGTCTAGCAGCTCAATTACTGCAAGAGGAGCGTTAATTTATAATTCTTCTACTACAGCAGGGTCAGCTAATAGAGCGGTGGTTGTATTAGATTTTGGTGCAGATAAGACATCTACAAGTGGCGACTTTACTGTTGCTTTTCCAACAGCAGATGCGAGTAACGCAATAATTAGGATTGCATAAGGTCTGATGTGGCAGATGTCAAAGTTGCATTTGATGGTTGGAATTCCTCATCTCATGGATGGGGTGAGGGAACGTGGGGTAATGGGTCTGCTTTCCCAGCAAGCACAGCGTCTGTCGGATCTGTTTCGGTCAGCGCGGATGCGAATGTTACAGCAACAGGAAATTCGGCAACAGTCTCTGTCGGATCGGTATCTGTATCCGCTAGTGCGAGTGTGTCTGTATCTGGCAATGCTGCTACTGCAAGCGTTGGTTCGGTTAGTGTCACAGGTACGGCAAATGTATCGCCATCAGGTAACTCAGCTACCGCATCGGTTGGATCGGTATCGGTCTCTGCCGATGCAAACGTATCGCCAAGTGGAAACTCGTCTACAGTCAGTCTGGGATCGGTTACGGTTACTGGTACAGCAACGGTATCCCCGACAGGAAACTCTGCGACAGCATCTGTTGGCAGCGTTACAGCGATTACAA